TCATGGTTTCGCTCATTCTCTGCCGCCGTTCTTCTGTAAAGGAAGCGCGGATGGCGTCACCCTGTTTCTTCCTGCGTTCCTCCGTCCACTTGGGCATCCGGCGCTTTGTGCTGTAGGTCATTGCCTTAGAGGTGCCGTCCTTCAAAAAGAAGGTGATGTGGCCTCCGGGTGCAATGTCTACGTGGTCGACGAGATCCGTGAAAGCGGCGTCGTCAAATGCGGAAAGGCTAAGCGCCTCGGCTGCCAGCTCCTTCAGGACATCCTCGTGGATGCAGTTGTTGCTGCAGTCCTTGGTGGTCGCGCAGGCAAATAGGTAATATTTCTCTCCGGTGCTTCTCTTGCGAGTCTGCCGCCTGTAGTTGTTTCCGCATTCTGCACACTTGATCTTGGCAGTGAAGCAGGAGGCTCCCTTCGGATTCGTACCGTTTTTCCTGCGCTGCTCGGAAACCTTGTCCCGGTATTCCTGTGTCCAGCAGTCCTGATGGCCGGTTGGCGTGCAGTCCTTGTTTGTATTGCTGCTGCCTTCTTTGCGTTTTTCTATGATTCTACTGTTGCAGAGAATGTTTTCTATGGTGTTTTAGGTTCATTAGTGGTTGCAGTTTTTATCGACCTTGGAAACACAAGAAGCGATAGAATCGAAAAAGAACGATTAAGAGAACAAGCGAATTTGGACTTTAAAGAAAAATGCGGAAGTATCCCATTTATGCTTTGGGACCTTACAGGACATCCGGTAGGGGAAAAAGCATATGTAGATAAAATGATTATTGAGCTGTTTCGCTATGATAGTGAACCATATTCCTCAGGCTTTTTCCATGTGGCGGCAGGTGTCTCCTTTGACATCACCAAGCCCATCCTCTGGGCAAGTTCTGCCATAGCAGCCGGAGCGACAGGGACCAACAATTATCTGGCTCTGCAGACGCTTAACCTCAGGAACAACCTGGCCGGCATCACCATGACACAGTATCCCGGTCTGCTTTGCCGGCGCTACGACCAAGCACGGCATCAACGGCCTGGTCATGCACCTAAGAGAAGCCAAGGTCATTTGGGGCACTATCCCCCTGGAGAAGCCGATCGATTACAGCGTGGCTAATGCAGATATCACGCTCCATTACGATTCGATCACTTTTTACCAGAACAACAAGACCCTGACGAAAGGAACGATCACCTGCTCCTGCTACAGGACCTTTATGGGCATCCAGGTGGTCTTCAATAACTCGGTCAGTTTTGCCGGGACCGTCCATGACGCTGTCGTGGTAGAGATGACCGGCTGTTATCTTACATTTTCTTAAGGAGAACATATATGGAACTTAATGTGACTGTGGAAACAACAAAGCTCCGCCAGAAGATCATCCAGGCGGTCAACGAGTCAAGGCTGGCGACCGGTATCGCTGAGAACGTACTGGCATCGGTCCTTTCTGATATCAGGGCACAGGAGCTGATCGAGCTGGACCAGTATTACCGGAAAGCCCAGGAAGGAGGAAGTGATGGTACAGTATGAGAGGTTTGACATCGGGACGCAGGCAGTCATCTATGTTCACTCGGATGCCGGAATGAAGATCCGGGAGGGTGACGGAGATTCGGTGGAGGACGCCGTATTCATCCTGCCAGATTACCATACATACGAAGAGACAGACGAGTATACAGACGCTCAGCGAAATGCAGAGAATTACGCGGCCATCGGAGAGATGATCTTCGGTGGCCTTTCTGATGTGGACAGAGCGCAGGATCTGAAAGAGGTGATGCGGGATGCCGCCCAGCTCCTCCCCGATGAAACGGCCCTGACTGCAAAAGAGCTCTATCCCTCCTGGGAAGAACTTGTAAGCAGCGGCCAGCTGATAAAAGTGAACTACAAGTTCACTTTCAGCGGGAAACTTTACAGAACGCTGCAGGCCCATACCTTCCAGAGGAACTGGATTCCCGGGCAAGGGACAGAATCGCTCTACGCCCAGATCGACGAGACCCACTCTGGATCAGAGGCAGATGCTATTCCCTATACCGGGAACATGGCTCTGGAGCAAGGTAAATATTACAGCCAGAACGGTGTGACCTATCTATGCACCAGAGATACAGGCAGTCCTGTCTATCATAACCTGGCAGACCTGGTCGGCCTGTATGTGACGGCAGTCTGAAAGGAGGCAGCCTATGACGATCAATGAGATATGGGAATTCTTAAGAGGTCTTGATCTGGGGTGGACGAGCGCGGGAATTCTGCTCCTGCTAAGCCTCATCCAGATCTCTCCCGTCAAGCTCGATCCCTGGGACAGAATCTTTGCATGGATCGGCGGCAAGCTGAACGGGAACCTGCAGAAGCAGGTCAGGGAGATCTGGATCAACATGCATCGGCAGGCCATCCTGCAGTTCGCCAGGGAGTGCAGGGCCGGTCAGGAGCATTCGGAAGAGGAATGGAGCCATGTGCTCAACGTGGCAGACGAGTATGAACAATACTGCCTGAAAAAGAGTGTCATCAATGGAGTCGTGAAGCAGGATACGCTGTACATCAGACAGCTGTATCAGGAGTTATCAAGAGATCACCGGATTGGGTGAAGAAGGAGGAATCATGGATAAGGAAACTATCATCAGGAAACTGACAAGCAGGAAGCTGTGGACAGCAGTCGCGTCCTTTGTGGCACTGCTCATCGTGGCGGCAGGCCATACGGAGAGCGAGGCTGCCCAGATGACCGCCATCATCATGGCAGGAGCATCTGTCATCGCTTATATCGTGGGCGAGGGACTGGTGGATGCCGCAAGAGGGGAAGGCGGTGAGAAAGATGAGTAAACAGGATTTTATCACGAAGATCGCCGGTTGTATCCAGAAGATCGCTCCGGAATACGATATCAGGGTAAGCAGCCCTGTCATCGCCCAGGCGATCCTGGAATCTGCTTTCGGAGAATCGAAGCTGTCTTCTGTCTACCATAATTATTTCGGCCTGAAATGCGGCACTGCCTGGAAGGGAAAGAGCGTCAACATGAAGACCCAGGAGGAATATACGCCTGGGACAAAGACCACCATCCGCGACAACTTCCGTGTCTATGGATCGATGGAGGAAGGCGTCCGGGGCTACTTCGAGTTCATCCAGATGGCGAGATACCGGAACCTGAAAGGCATCACAGATCCGCAGAAATACCTGGAGACCATCATCAGGGATGGATACGCCACTTCATCCACTTACGTGAAGAACTGCATGGCCCTGATCAATGAATATGGTCTTACAAGATACGATGCGGAAAAGCCTGCCGCAGTTGTTGGGGATAAGAAGCGGACCGCTGCAGATTATCTGGCTGTGTGGCATTCCTGGCTCGGATGGTCTGAGAGCAATGGAAGGCATCGGCAGATCATTGATATCTACAACAGCCATAAGCCGCTGGCCCAGGGCTACAAAGTCAAATATACAGACCAGTGGTGTGACGTCACAGTATCGGCGGCAGCCATTCAGGCCGGCATGGTCGACCTGATCGGAACAGAGTGCGGCGTTGAGAGGCATGTGCAGATATTCAAAGAAAAGGGCATCTGGATCGAGGATGGGAACATCGTACCGGAGCCTGGGTACATCATCGTCTTCAACTGGGACAAGTCGTCCCAGCCCAATGACGGCTTCGCGGATCATATCGGTGTGGTCGATCAGGTGAAGGCCGGGGTCATCATCTGCATCGAGGGGAACCGGAATGATGCGGTAAGTTATCGGTCCATCCCCATCGGCTGGGGCAAGATCAGGGGATATGCAGCGCCCAGGTACGACAAGGGTGATGCTGCTCCCGCCTCTTCCGGAGGTGCTCCCAGCAAAGAGGTCAAGGGCAAGGGCCAGGTAACTGCCAGCATCCTCAATGTCCGCAGCTGGGCAGGTCTCGAGCATCCTAACATCAAGACTATCCCTACATTGAAGTACGGGACCACTGTTGAGATCTGCGATACGGTAAAGGACGCGGGAGGAGCCGATTGGTACTACGTCCTCATCGACGGCCGGATCTACGGATTTGTCAGTGCAGATTATATAAGGAAGATATAAAGCCTGGGAATGGTCCCGGGCATTTTTATTGGGAGGAATTATGAGCAGACTTCATTTCATTGATTTTGTCAGGCCGGGGTGGTGGGGAGACGCCGCCCTGGTCGAGTCGGACGGCAGATATCTCCTCATGGACACATGCCATGAGAAAGGCACCTACATCATCAAATACCTTAAGGACCACGGGGTGAAGACGCTGGACTTGTATGTATCCCATGATCATCACGACCACTGGGGACGGATCGTGTACTTCATCAATAACTTTAAGGTCGCAAAAGTGTATCTGCCTGTCGATATGCAGGGCGGCGCCAGAGCTCGGCAGATAACAGAAGCCGCAAGGGCAAATGGGACAAAAGTCATCTATCTGCAGAAAGGCTCCACGTTCACATGCGGTCGGTGGAAGTTCACTGTCGTATACCGCAAGGGAAAGGGAGATCCCAATGACAGGTCCCTTGTCGTCATCGGAGAAGGCGACGGCGTTCGCTTCTTCACTGCCGGAGACCTTTCCGCCGCAGGGGAAAAGGGCCTGCTCGGGTCCGGGGCCGATATCCATGCGGACATCTACAAGCTGTCCCACCACGGCGACGGGGATACGAACTCCGAGGCTGTGATCAAAAAGGTGGACCCGTCGATCGCGGTCTGCAACTGCAACGGGGAGAGCAGCGGCACTTTCCGCTCATGGGCAGACAGGGCCTACAAGCGGGTCGAGAAATATGCCAACATCTACTCTGTCCGCTATAACGGGACGGTGGTACTGGACTGCAGGAACGGTGTGATCCATCCCTCAGCGGAAAGGAACCTGGCCACCAGGACCCGGAACGGGAAGACCATGAAGTTCTGCAAGAAGGCAAAGGTCCTCTGGAGAGGCAATGTCCTGAAGCAGGACAAGACGCCCGCTGACCTTGCTGTCGAGTGCTTCTTAGGGCTCCACGGCAACGGCGCTGACAGGAAGACGGCCCTGGGAAAGGACTATGACAGGGTACAGGAGACTGTAAACGAGCTGGCAAAGGATGAGAAAAGGCTCCACTGGGCAATGGCCGATTACGTCCTTAAAGATCATGCCGGCAACGGCCAGGCGCGCATTGACTTGCTGAAGGAATATTACGGGCCGGTCCAGGTACTCGTGGATAGGGCGGTCGAAGCGGTAGAGCAGATATGCTCTGGGGACAATCCCTACGGTAACGGGGACGAGAGGATCCGAAAGCTGACAGAGGCCGGCCTGGACTATGACGTGGTCCAGGGGTATATCAACCGGAACATCGATACACTGCTTAAGAAGTGATCTTATGAGCCTGTGGGGAACGATTCTCCGCAGGCTCATTTTACCCAAAATCAGGAAGGAATCTATATCAGCGAGTTGTATCTGCTGAATATCGGAGAGATCAATGATATGTATGCGGAAATGCAGCGAGATGAAGAATCGCATGAAATGCTGGCCTGCCAGGATGACTTTGACCGTTTCTGACCATCATATTTGATGTGGTTTGGTGAATAATTATCGTAACACGATAAAAAATACTTGATAAACGAAAGAAGAACGAGTATACTCTAAATCACATCAAGACATGGAGGTGAAAGTCAAATG